GGGATGTAAGTTCATCTTTACAAAACCATAAATCTTCAGCTCTAGGCATGAAAAGTATTCCGTGACTCATCACCATTGATAATTTGGCTTTGTTTACACTAGTGTGAGTATGTAGTATCCACCTTTCCCAATATTCTACCCGGAAGAAATCTTCCCAATCTTCTTTTGTTGATTCGTTAATTTTCATCATACCTCTATGAATCTCACCCGGATCCCTCTCTATTCGCAGCTCCTTAGGAATGACTGCCCCTTTCCTAAGAAGTTGTGCACGCATGATCCTTGCGTTTCCGTGATCTGGGTAATATTGTACCCCCCTTTCACCGAAATCAATGGATCTTTTATTAGGTAAAGTTACTCTGTATCTATGTGTTACAGAGGGACTTGGTTGTAATACGACGTGCATATTAATGTGAGATAAGGAAATAATATTATGTATATTCATGCTCGAATATACTTCACTCGATGACACTGTCATACGAGTAGGTGAAAATGCAAAAGAAAATGACGAACTCACACTAATGAGTGCTCCAAAATATTGGTGGATGCATGTTTCCGGGTTTTCTGGTGCACATGTAGTTGTGTGTAGTGAGGTGAATACGTTACCAAAAGAGACGCGTAAAGATGCTATGGTACTTGCTATTCATCACAGTAATTCACCAGATGTGAAAATGTCTTGTGTAGATATGCTTCGTGTAGAACAAACAGTATGGGTGAGACAAGCAGGTAAGTTTAAGTTACAGGGAGAGATTATAGAACGTACTATATTTATGAGACGAGAGAAGGAACGTCTTAATCGATTATTAAAAACAAAAACTACTTCTTCATAATAAGTTTACGCATACTCTTAGTGGGACAACTGTAGAGCTTCAACACTAATTCCCAATTGGTGATATCTTTTTTGTGAAAAGACTTTTTGAGTAGAGTTTTGGTCCGTTGCCGCATCCGATGAGGATCTGTTTTATGTTTCCGTGCATTACTTATAGCATTTTTTATAGTTTTCTCATTTCTTTTTTGAATGTTATCTACGAGCACATTATTTTGTACACGTAATTTTACATCTGCTTTGGTAGACGTCATATCTGTAATTTGTTTTTTAAGTTCAAAAATACATTTATTGGATCGGTCTAGATCGTGTTTAGTCGATAGCCATCTTGTTCTTAAAAAAATACAATTTTTCTCCTTTTCCAAGAGCTTTTCTTTTTGTTGTTTGATTTCATTTTTTCGTTCCCTCGATTTTTTAGTCACCTTTTGAATCTGTAGAACAAGGTTGGTCACCCCGGACCGGACCTTACTGACAGATTTAGAAGCTGAGGCTTTCTTTACCATGTTGGAAAATATGCAATACATATGGGATGTTATGACTTAGGTTGTAATTTAGTTACCAAATGCAACACCTGCAAGACCATCCTTGACGCGGAGTACGTTAAAGTTAACGGCATACATACGCTGGGTCGCATTACCACCGAAAACATTGCGAAGTGCAACCTTGGCAGTATCTATGCGGCTGAAGTTAAGGGAACCACTGGGTTGGGACTTACCGATGTTGAGGCAGAAAGGCCATGTGTAAACGGGGGCTGTCTCAAGAAGATTGTCCGGGAGGTTCTGGCAATGCATCTTAGGGACAACGCTGTGATGATAATGACTGGACATATCCTCAGAGAGGGGTGTACCATTAATGTAAAGAGTGGCATCATCGAAAGTGTACGCCGCATCCCAAGCGGAACCAACGTTGGCAGACACAAGGTGAAGAGCACTGGTGGGGTGATTGAAATAAGTCAGATCAATGTCCGATGCAGCAGAATCAACCATCTGATACTGGGTTTGGGTGATTAGGATCTCATGCTCCTTATCAGTAAAAAATTTACGCTCTTCAGTGTCGAGATAGGCATACATAGCGTAGGCCTTGGGACTAGAAGAAAAGGTACCATCACGGCACTTGATACGAATCTCCACATCATGATATTGCATAGCCACTAAAGGAAGAGATTTTGTCCAATCCTGGCTGAAGAAGAAAGGAATCACAAAACTGTCGGCGGTGCCGGCATTGTTCTTCGCATTATCTTTCATTTCAGCTGTGGATACAGTAGAAGAAGCACGAGCCTGAGTTTCATTATAAAGAACATTGTGGACACCCTGAACATATAAAGAATCAAGGCGGCACACTTGTTGACCACCGATGTAAAGAAGGAACTCGGTGGGACTGGAATCACTGGAAAACAGACCAGTGGTGTTAGCACCTGTCGCAGAGATACCTGGAGCTTCGATCCACACATAGCTCAGAAGGTCACCCTTCGACTTGATGGGAATACTGACTTCGGCACCCGATGTGAAACTACCGATGTAGTCAATACGCTCAGGCTTAATAGAAAAATTTGTGTGACGCTTATAATTTTGGCGGAAAAAACTTACTTCAGGCTGACCAGTGATGTATACATCCTGGGCACCCTTGGACACGAGGTCAATCAAAGCAGCTGACATTTACTAATAAAGTATATTAAAATTTTAGCTCCAGTTATACATAAGGAAGATGGTGGTTTTTCAAGCACTCACATGGGAAGCACGAGACGAAGAGGTACCTGGAGATGACGATGGTCCCGTAGGTGAACATTTAATAAGTATTTTTGGTAAGACAGAAGATGGAAAATCCGTCTGTGTAACCACTGCATTCGAACCTTACTTGTATATTAAGTTACCTGAGATCAAGTACGCAAAGGAGATTTATGCGAAGATAAAAGATAGTTGCACTGGATACAATGTTGTAGAATCAAAGGACATCTGGGGGTTTCAAAATAATCAAAAATTTTTATTTATGCGAGTCACGTTTTCAAACTTGGCACTACGAAGGAAGACTGATTATTTTTTGAAGAAACCAATGATTCTTTCTAATGGTCCATTTCCCCTGAGGGTCTATGAATCAAATTTGGATCCTATTCTTCGAATGATGCATAGAACGGGAATTCAATCAACTGGGTGGCTTGATACTGGTAGTGATTGCGTATATTCTGATTTGGCTCACGTTGACATTGATCTTTTCTGTAATGACTGGGAAACCCTGAAGCCTGTTAAAAGAGATGACGTGGCACCATTTGTAGTTGCATCTATCGATATCGAGTCTAACAGTTCTACAGGTAAGTTTCCTGATGCCGACGTTGATGGTGATGCCTGTTTTCAGATTGCAATGTCTCTCTGTAAGATGGGATCTGATGAATCATATGATAAAACATGCTTTTGTTTTAAAAAGACCGATCCTCATCTCGAAGGTTGTAACATTTATAGTTACGACACTGAACTAGAAATGTTGGAAGCGTTCAGAACTTACATGATTAAGGAAGATATTGATGTTATGACTGGTTGGAATATATTCGGTTTCGATCTTGAGTATATATATAAACGTGCTATTAAGAACGAATGCTCGGATTCCTTCTTCAATCTAGGAAAATTGAAGAAATATGAAACCTACCAGGGACCAAAGCAAAAGACAAATGGTTCAGGAATGGTATACAAGCGTCTTTCTTCGAGTGCTCTGGGTGACAACATGCTTAAGCTTCTTCCTATGCCTGGTCGTTTTATTTTTGATCTCTTCCACGAAGTTAAAAAAGGATACAAACTTGATAGTTACAAACTAAACAACGTATCTAAACTATACCTCGGTGATCAAAAGATTGATATGCCTCCTCGTGAGATGTTTGCTCGATTTGCAGAAGGAGATCCAGTCAAGCTTCGAGAAGTTGCTGAATATTGTATAAAGGATACACTTCTTCCTCATAGACTTACTAAGAAGCTTTGTATACTTCTAAATTTGTTGGAGATGGCTAAAGCCACGTGGGTACCAATATCATTCTTGGTTGAACGTGGGCAACAGATTAAGGTATTCAGTCAGCTTACAAAGAAAGCTCGTGAGCTTGGATTTATGGTTCCTACTATTCGTTACGGTGCTTTGCCTCCTGAACCCTATGAAGGTGCCACTGTTTTGGAAGCACAAGGTGGTGCATATTACACACCTATCACTGCACTTGATTTTGAAGCACTGTATCCTAGTATCATGATGGCACACAATTTATGCTACTCAACTTTTGTAATGGATGAAAAGAGGTATGGAAATATCGAAGGTATTACATACGAAAAGTTCGAACTAAACGGACGTACATACAAGTTTGCACAAGATGTACCTAGTCTTTTACCAGCAATTCTTTCAGAGCTTAAGGAATTCCGTAAACAGGCCAAGAGGGACATGGCTGCAGCCACGGGATTTATGAAGGAAATCTACAATGGTAAACAATTGGCGTATAAAATCTCAATGAACTCGATATATGGTTTTACTGGTGCGGGTAAAGGTATTTTACCATGTGTACCAATCGCTTCCACAACCACATACAAGGGAAGAAGTATGATTGAAGAAACAAAGAATTACGTCGAGAAAAACTTCCCCGGTGCAAAGGTGCGTTATGGTGACACGGATTCTGTTATGGTAGAATTTGATGTAGGTGGAAGAACTGGTGTAGAAGCTATCGAGTATAGTTGGGAAATTGGTGAACGTGCAGCTGACGAGTGTAGTGCACTCTTCAAAAAACCAAATAACCTTGAGTTGGAAAAGGTGTATCACCCATACTTCCTTTACAGTAAGAAGCGATACGCGGCTAAATTGTGGACCAAGGGGAAAGATGGTAATATGAACATGGACTATATTGATATTAAGGGTCTCCAAGTTGTTCGTAGAGATAACACAAAATTTGTGAGAGAAGTTTGTAAGGATTTGCTCGATGTTGTAATGGAGAGTAGTGATCCGGAACCAGCTAAACAGTTAGCTCTCGAGAGGGCGATTAATCTTCTTGAAGGTGATGTATCCAATGAAAAACTTGTACTGTCTCAGCAGCTTGGTGATTCATACAAAAACAATAACCTATCTCATGTAAAAGTGAGAGATAAGATGCGAGAAAGAAAACCAGGGTCCGAGCCACAGAGTGGAGATCGGGTTCCTTATATTCTTGTAAAGACGGATAACCCACGAGCAAAAGCTTATGAGAAGGCTGAAGATCCAGTGTTTATTGAAGAAAATAATATTCCAATAGACTATCATCATTATTTTACTAACAAGTTCTTGAACCCAATTTGTGATTTGTTAGAACCACTGGTAAAAGACCCCAAGAATGAAATATTCGGAGAGTTGATCGCCCAGCATAAACCTCCACCTAAAAAGAGAGAACCAGCATTGAGTGGTATGAAGAAGGAGCAACTCATAGAAGAGTGTAAGAAACTAAACCTTGAGACAGATGGAAAGGTGGCAGATTTGCGTCAACGTATCAAGACCACGAGAGAAGATAAAGTATCAATTGATCATCTATTTAAAAACTACGACTGATAGGAGGGTAAGATGGACAGGTTACAGGCTCTCTTCGAAGAAGAAGTAAAAAAGAGACTATTACTGGAAACTAAGAAGATTAGAGAAGAATTTAATGAAAAACTGAAAAAGGTAAAAGAGGAATACAAAGACAACTTCTTATCTAATAAACAAGACGTTAAAGATGTCATCAAGAAAGTGAACGAGGAACATCGAGAAGAATTACAAAAACAAAGATCATCTCACAACGATGATGTGCGTCGTATAAAAGATGAACACAAGGTTGTAATCAAACAAATGCGTGAAGAGTTTATCGGGGCACAGAATCAAAATCAAGAAACGATAAGGAAATTGCATATTTCGTACAGTGACTATTTACGGGTGATAAGTATGAATTACCCTCATGTACCATATAAACTTCTTCTACGCGATGCTCCCAATGAAGAAGATAATACATGTAGGGGTTTGAAGAAAAATGGTACGAGATGCAATATGATTGGAAAATATAACGGATATTGTAAACACCATCTCAATCAGTTTAAAAAGAGGGACACTGTTGAAATGATTGATGACTCATCTTCGGTTCTGTCATTCGGTTCAGAAAATAAAGGGCTTATAGATTTCAATTCTATGTTATAGAAGGGATGAGTAAATCATATATTCTGCTATCTTCTGTAAATGAGTTCTATTCTGACGACAAGAATAAAACAATCCTAATGAGTATACTAGACAAAACCAGTGGTATTTCACTTAGAAATATCGAATGGTTTATAACCAATTATGCCAAGAAACACCAGACTTCTTACACGACTACCAATGGACGTCTCTTCACTGTACATTGTGCCTATAAGAGCAGTCTAGATGGTTACAGCAAGAAGTTATTTGACCCCTTTGCACGTTCAGAAAAGTTTACATATGTTATCCCTGGTACATCTCATGAAATCCAAACAACAATTGCTCAATTGAATTTCATCAAATGGTGTATAAAAAATCGTATTATCGATTACATCTCCAAACACAAAGATACACTTTTTAGTAAACGAGTGACATAAAACCCTGATCGAATTTAAAAGTTTGATACCCGGTATAGTATATGTAAAGGGTGTATACATCAGTGAGTCCTGGGTCCAATTTCAATTCTATCTTAGTTTTCTCAGATTGAATTTCACTGAAATCTAAACTACCCGAGGGATTTACATTAATAGGGTTAATCGAAAATGAATACGTATATATATTTCTCACAGGTCTTGATAATCTCTTTTGGTATGGAACCATGTATTTGTAGTACCCATCAGTCGTACTTGAAATATTTGGTAAATCAACACCTTGAATAAAAAATTTTGCTTTTTTCATGACAGGATTAAAAAAGCTGAATGCCTCGTCGAAATCGGGGTTCTTAGAGAAGTTAAACCTATTCTGGAGATAGTGATAATCGGAGAAGTTTGCATCAGGAACTCGAAACACACTTGTGTCAAGTGTTATACTATAAGATTGTGTAAATGTATCTTCTGTATCGGATACAAAATCTGAAATAGGATTTGTGGTTAATAATATAGGGGTTTTTTCATCGTTTTTAACAATATCAAATCCTGGAATGTTTGTGTAACGTTTACCAGAGATTACTCTAGAAGAATCGGTAGTATAGTATTCAAATGTAAACTTCTCTATGAACGAGTTAGCCGGTATCTTCACAGTAATTATCTCGGACCCATCTGCAGTACTTGGAGTTAAATTGGTCCATGGGACAATGTTATATTCGGTTGAAAATGGATCACCTACTGTATCTATTGTATTAGTTCCATTTAAGACGGGTGCCCCTGAAAAATTAACACGTGAAAACGTCGTTACACCTCGCTGGGTTAGGGCTGTAAAGAAAGATAAATTTTTAAGTGTAAACTGATTCACACCAGTGCCTGATGCAATGTCTCTGACGTAAATTTTATACGTATCGAATTCTACAGGTAATGCACTAACAGATGTGTCTTCAAAACGACTATTTCGTAAAAACCAATGAATAGATTTAACACGACTATTTGGAACAAGATTTGTCTGTACAGTATCCACACCTGGTAGAGTTTCGATAGTTGGATGTTTTTTAACCAAATCTGTAATCATCGTATATTCTTTATTTTTCAGATAAAGACGTTCAACTGGGTCAATAGTGAATTCTTCAGTTATAATTTTGAAGTTATCAAGTTGAATTGTATCAACCGAGTTTGTAAAAAAGTTTTGTGGGTGGAATTCAAATTCAAATTCTATTTTTTGTTTATGAACGGCGCATAGGGGGAAGAAAGGTCTATTTGGTTCATTCGATAGATATTCATCACTTGAATATTTACGTGAAAAGAAAAATGGTAAAGGAATTATAACTTCTGAATCTAATGACGCATAAGCACGTTGTGCAGATGAAGTATCGAAACCCAACATTCGATTAAGAATGAAACGATTGGCAACCTTCTCTGATACTTCTAAATATAACTCATCATGTATAACCATCCAGTCGTCAAAAATCTTTTCAACTTCTATTTCATCTACACGCATAGTGACGGACTTGATAAGATGACGACCAACTTGATCCGAATAATTTTTATCATTAGTTAGACCTGGAAGATTAATCATAATGTACATATTACTAAGGAGGTCACCCATATTCTGTGGATTGAAGGTTACTTTGATGCGTTCATTGAATGGCCATGTTGGGGAAGTTGGTGATTTGTTGACAACTGTAGTTCTATGAAACTTTGTAAAATGAGAATGTGTCTTAGGGTTGTAATTAAAAATGGATTGATCTAGATTTTCACTATGTATGTATGACTCTTGTTTGCCAATGGCATGCAGAGACACGGCGGCTCCACTTGAAGTGGGCATCTTAATACATGTCTATATATTTTTAATGTCGGTTATCCACATGTCAATGTGGTCCGTCCTTTTCAATTTTTCTAGTTCCTGTCTGGCCTGTAAAGCTTCTTTGTGGAGAGCTTCCACTCGTTCTTCTGTGTAATCAATAGTCTTGATGTGCAAAAGATAATCGTAAGATCCATCAAGTTGGCGGAAAGTTTCACTCAATTCCTTCTCAAGATCCTGCTTCTTCCGTTTGAATACTATGAGTTCACCATTTACAACTTCTTTGACAAACCGTGCACGTTCGCTGCATACATCAGATCGTAGCTGGGTTTCCCATATGAGGCGATCTTTCCTCTTTTTATAGTATTCCGTTCTAAGTCCAATGAAGTCTGATAGAATATCTTCTGCAGAATTATACTTACAAATACCCTTGGATGGGTGAAAGAGATGCATGTTTGTAGTGCGAATGGTCTTTTGAAGTTTGAGATCCTTAACGGCATCTTTGCCATTATAATCTTGTATGAGGAAATCTACATTCTCAGTTGTACTGTTATTTGTGAAACCACTTATGATTTTCTTTTCAACGAGGGTATCAAGGTGTTCTTTGTAATCTTGGGTCCAACGCCCCGGGGGGAGTTCGGTCACTTTAACGGTCCTTCCGATGCTAGTCCATACACCTTGTGTCATCCATGAATCGTCATCTTGTTCAAAAACTTTTCCCTTGAAACCTCTAAACCAAGGCTTCATCTTTTTGATAGGATTACCACCAAGGAAGTTGAGGATATTGTTCTGAATATCTTTTGGGTTAAACGGGGGTATATAACAAGAAAATCCAGTTCCAATACCCTCACTTCCATTGACCAAGATCATGGGTATAGTAGGCATATAGAACTCTGGTTCAATAGAGCGACCATCATCATCCAAATAATTAAGAATAGCATCATCCTTGGGATCAAAAATTTTACGAGCCTCGGATGTCAGTCGTGTGAAGATATATCTCGTCTGGCTAGCATCCTTACCACCCAAAAGCCGTGTTCCAAATTGACCACATGGTTCGAGAAGATTGATATTGTTAGATCCTGTGTAATCATTCGCCAATTTCACAATTGTATCAGCGAGGGATACTTCACCGTGATGATAGGCAGACTTTTCAGCCACAAAGGCGGCAAGTTGAGCAACTTTCATTTCGTTGCGAAGATTTTTCTGGAAACATGAATACATTACCTTACGTTGCGAAGGTTTCAAACCATCACATACGTGTGCGATGGAACGCTTGAGGTCAGCAAGGCTAAAGTTCACAAGGTCCTTATGAATAAAGTCGGTAATCCCCAATTGTTTAATGTTACCGTAAGGTATTTCAAGTTCATTGGCTTCTTTGGCGGTACTTTCCAGAAGCCATGTCTTACGGTCATCAGCCTTCTTCTTGTCAAATGCCAAAGTAATAGATTTATCAGACATTACATCTGTACTAAACTTGACGGTAAGATCTTCAATTTTTTTAAAGTACTCCCTAGCCTCCACAGAAGTTGAGGTACCCAAACCCTTGTAGTACTTGATACGCCAACCAGCTTGCCCATTTCCATACCATGTACGAAACGCAGAGTCTGTATAGAAGGATTTACTTTGATTACCTCTAGAAGCCTTAATAATAGGTGTGACCATCGATACAACAAACCCCAATTTGAGGAGACTGGGCCAGAAGTAGTCAATCATATTTAGGATCAAGCCCTTAATATGCGAACCATCGTTATCAGCATCAGTCATAATCATGAGACGACCATACCGAAGCTCGGATACATCTTTGTATTCTTTTCCTTGTTGGAGACCCAATATTTTCTTTAGGTCGTTGAACTCTTGATTTCCAGTCAACTGGGCCACAGATGCATCTCGGACATTCTTACACTTTCCCCGAAGTGGAAAGACGCCGTAATGATCCCTTCCAACAACAGAGAGGCCAGCGACAGCGAGTGTCTTTGCCGAGTCACCCTCTGTCACGATGAGTGTACACTTAGAAGATTGGGCTGTCCCAGCTTTGTTTGCGTCATCAAGCTTGGGAATACCAGTAATTTTGGACTTTCGAGCTCCACCATCCGTTTTTGAAAGTTCTTTTGCTTCGCGGAATTTTGAGAGTGCAGTGAGTTCATCTGCGATTCCGGTTTTCAGTACATTTTTTACAAAGGTCTTGGGAAGTTCAAATTTGCTTCCGAATGACTGAACCTTTGATGTGCATTCAGATTTTACCTGACTTGAGAAAGTAGGATTCTCCAGAATTGATCGAACAAAGATTGTGAAGGTATTTTTAACTTGTTGTGGTTTGAGTTTAATTTTTTTTGCCATGTCCTCAATGATGGCATTGGAAACAATATTTGCGACATGATCGATATGTGTACCACCCTTTGTTGTGCAGATACCATTTACAAAAGATACTTGTTGCATACCATCTTCAGATGGGCCGATACAAACAGACCAACGATCACTGGTCATTGAACACACATTGTCAATTCCTTCATGCATTTTTGCGTAGGCTTCAAAGTTTTGTTTGGGGAGAGCCACCCCGTTGAACTTGATCTTACAATTGGGAGATGTACAGATGTTGGCATCCCATACACGTTTTTCCATAATTTTGTAAATACCCTTTTCCATATCTTTCATTCCAAACCTAGACCAGTCGGGTTTGAAAGAAATTGACACAGAGGCTGTAGCACCATTGAATTTTTTAATTTTTGGAACATAACAAGTGGACATATTATCAAACCATTCTTGATGATATTCTTGTTTGGTACTCGGATCCTTGATAATTACAGAGAACCATTTACTGTAGATATTCGCCAATTTGGCTCCGTACCCATTTCTACCCCCCACAACTCGCTTTTGATTGTCGTCATAGTTGGTACTCGTGAGAAGATGACCAAAAACAAGTTCAGGATTCCATACATCTTCCTTTTCATTTTTACGAATAGTAAGACCTCCCAAAGGTCCATTATTGTCGACAGTGATCATTCCAACCGTGTCATCAATATTAACTGATATAGAAGAAACTTGCTTAGGATGCATTGAGTTTCTATCTATAGCATTAACGAGTATCTCATCAAAAATTTTCAAGAGAGCCGGTGAATATTTAGTTGTAGTCCGTTTGAATTTTTCACCATTCAGAACCCAATATGGTTCTCGAACAGCATCTACAGGACCAACATAAGAGTCGGGTCTCTTGAGAACATGCTCAATGTGGGTCAGTTTTTGAACCGACTCCATTCTTTATTTTTTTACTACTCTATTCTCTAACTTAGGCTATTAAACTTCTCCACGTTCGATCAGCTTCTTACGATTTGCCATGTGAAGATCCTGGACCAATGCCTTGTTCTCTGCACCGTATGGTACAGCATAACCTTCGTCACAAAGCCATTTATTAACATTAGTCCACACACCATCTTCGTGAACCCATACTTCAGCTAGCACTCGTCCAAACTTACCACGCGAATCCGCCTCTGGACAGCGAAGTTGAATTTCGATGTCATCCTTTTCGGAAGCGACGGCCTTGAGACACCACTCCTTGAGCTTCTTTTTGGAGATAAGACCGAACTTCTTCTCTTCGAGGTCACGGGTTCTGGACTCTGGGGTGTCAATCCCTAGAAGACGGACACGTTGCTTCGTGCACACATCAAAACCCAAATCGATATTCACATCGATTGTGTCACCGTCTACAACCCTCTCAAGAGATGAGACACGATAATTGAAATTACAAGCTTCAACGTTATAAGAAGACATTATATTAAACACTATTCCTAGTTCTTTAACTAATAAGTATCGAGACGATCTCTTGTATCACTAATCAAATCATCGATGTTTTCTCGCAATGATAATACACGATTTAATATTTTTTGGAGTCGATCACGTCGTGATATGTAAGAGGATCTTATAACATTCAGCGTTGAACCCTGATAGAGAATCGACGTCCATCCTCGGTCACTGGTTAATGTCGGATTATATATATTTTTGACATATAACGACCACTCACTCGGGTGGTGATACTGTTTGTTCTTAAATACGATAACACCTTCATTTGTTAATGAAGCACATTGGGTCACTTTTTTACGATTTATTTTTATCTGCAAAACATTGTGACCTGGGGTTAAAAGGCCCGCGTCGATGAGCGTCTTTAGGGACACAGGTGAAGGTGCCATTTTTATATAGAAAAAGCAAGGTAAGATCTAACTTAGGTGGACTTTTTTCTGTAAATGTTGATTGAAGCTGGAATTTACAAGACAACGCGATAAGCAGGGGCATTTAACCTAGAAAGTTCACGAGCCACCTTGACGACGCGACGAGGAGACCTGGCTCCCACACCAACGCGGCTTACTAACTTCATCTTGGCATTCCTTTGGAGACCCTTCATCGCCATAATACGCTTAATAGCCTCATCCTTGGTGAGGGGTTGAGCTTTCTTGGAAGGCTTTTCGTTAAGTTCCCGGAGTTTTTTGATATTTGAATTTGTTGTAACCATACCTTTCATGAAATTGGTGACCGCCTTCTTTTTTAGAGCAGCCTTCATAGAGGGTGTAACTGCCTTCTTCTTGGCGGCAGCACGCTTCTTAGCGGCCTCGGGGTACAACTTGGCTAGGGGAACGTTATTGTACAGATGTAAGTTATCAGTGCGAACACCCCTTTTGGCAGCATGGCGGAGTAGATCCTTCGCAAGGGGGGAGTTCTTGGCACGTATCTTAAGGCCATCACACATCTCTTTAATTGTGAGTTTTTCAGCTTGAACAATACCATATTTCTTGGCAACCTTCACTACTTCAGCCTTCTTGTGGAGACGGCACTTCTTGCGTCCCAGCTTGAGATCACCTGCCTTGTCCACAGATACGAGTACTGGAGACATTTTGTATTATACGGAGAAAAAGTTTACTGTATTACAGGATATTTATCGTCTACTCTAGGAGCTGAGCGAGGGTGATGTTATCCTCAAGCTCTTCCAGACGTGCATTACGAGCCCTATTTTTAGACCACCCCACGCATGCGAAGCTGGTGCGGCCCCAGAACCCGAGGGCAACTCCGCCGATTGTGACCAAGCTCTCGACAACAACCACACCTCCTCGGCCCCCGAGGCCGTCCGGCGTGGAATATATCCAAGACGGGATCAACGACCGCCGCCTCCTCCCGTGCAAGCACCTCCGCCTCCTCCCGTGCAAGCTTTTGCCGGTGTTTCCGGTTCATCTGAACGTTCTGGTGAAAGACCTTCAGGTGGTCACAGAACTGCAGGTACACACCTTCAGGAATCTTATCCGAGTGTTCATCCAGTTGCATCATCATATCACAGATACGATCTTCAACGGTCATTTGAGGTTTCCCCAACCCCTGGTTAAACATCGTTGTACGTGCCGTTTACTTTTTGATACTTCTTATATTCATTACATTTACTTAGGTTCTAAAAGTTGGGTAAATGACCACTCGTGTTGGAGTAGTAGGTCATCTCATCAGACCACTTTGGGAGGGACTCTTCCTCTTCTTCGAGGAGCCTCTTTTGGATCTCCGCAAGGGTCATGTTATCCTCGAGCTGTTCCTTAAGCTCCGCGAGGGTGATGTCATCCTCGTCCTCTTC